GGTATAGCGCTGAGCTGCCTGATGTTGTGCGTCGGCTGCACACCCGCGCCGGTTGCGCCTCCGCCGGTCATTGTTTACAGCGCCTGCCCGAAGGTGAGCTATTGCCCGATGCCGGGAAGCAACCCGGCCACTAATGGCGACCTGAGCGTCGATATTCGCAGGCTTGAGCACGCGCTCGCCGCCTGCGCGCTGCAGGTTGAAACCGTCAAAGACTGTCAGGATAAACTCGATGAAGAAAGCACGCAGCCTGCGCGAAGCGCTGATTAAAGCCGTCCCGCAGCTTGAAATAAACCCCGAAATGATGCGCATCTTTGCCGATGAAGGAAATATCGACGCGCGTCTCGCGGCTTCGCTGTCGCATGAGAAAATTTACACCCTGAATGTGATTGTGTGTGACTTTGTGGGCGACCCTGACATGATTTTCGTGCCGGTGGCCGCATGGCTCAGGGAAAACCAGCCGGATATCTGCACGCTCGATGATGGCCGCAAAAAGGGCTATCGTTTCCAGATGGATTTAAACGACGGGGACAGCGTCGATATCAGCATCAGCCTGCAGCTCACCGAGCGAACCATCATCAAAGAGGAAAACGGTGCGCTGCACGTGAGCTATTCCCCTGAGCCTCCGCTGCCGGAGCCCGTCACCCGGCCAAAGGAGCTCTATATCAACGGCGAACTGGTGAGCAAATGGAATGAGTGAATTTAAGCCCTTTGACGACAGGCTCAATGGTCTGATTGCTGCCCTGTCACCGGCTGCGCGCCGTAAGCTGGCCGGAGAGATAGCAAAGGAGCTGCGTAAATCGCAACAGCAACGCATCAAACAGCAAAAAGCCCCGGACGGCTCGCCGTATCAGGCGCGAAAGCGTCAGCCGCTCAGGGCTAAGACCGGGCGGATTAAACGGGCGATGTTCCTGAAGCTCCGCACAAGTCGGTACATGAAAGCCACTGGCCGTGAAAACAGCGCGGTGGTGGAGTTTACCGGCAAAGTGCAGCGCATTGCGCGTGTCCATCAGTACGGGCTTAAAGACAGGCCGAACCTGCACGCGCAGAGCGTTGATTATCCTGAGCGGCGATTATTGGGATTTAGTGAGAATGAAAAAAATACTATAGAGCATGTCATTTCGAGTCATCTGTCACGACTTGTGTCACGCAGCTAGTATATTATTCCTATTAGGTGATTTTGGGTTAGATGTGAGCTTGCTTTCAAAGTCTGATTTGCAAAATTTTTTTACATTAATAAATTGTTATGATGCTGATAAATGATGCTACCCTTAAAGGGCTTCACCAGAAGTAAGTGACTGGTAAGCAACCTAATTTTTCAAGCCTATCACAACATGTTGATAGGCTTTTTTTTATGACTTAAATAAGCTTGAAAGATTATTCGAATAATTTCTGTGTTTTGATAGTGTTCACTATAAAGCCCTGATTATTATTTATGGTTTGATGAATCATAAAGCTATTAACACACTCATTTCCCCCCTGACTTGACCGGTGTAATGTTCTTTTATATCTTATTAGTGTGGTGAATCCCCCTAAGCGGAGGGGCGAACTAGTCATACAAACTTGCAGTATGCTCGCAGTTCTTTGGGCTGGCAAAGAATTACCGGGAGGCACCCGGCACCACAATTTATCATTGGTAATCGTTTCATTGTGCTTGCTTGATAGTTTTCGCAATCCTTATCCGAAAACAGCATGAGGTTTTTTTTGAGTGTTAGGATGCTGTTTATTAACTGGGGTTTAGTTTGAGTTTGCGCTTTCGTTGTATTGGTTCTTTTTTTGAAGCTAAATATATTTGTTTTATCTTGTCTTTTAATCTCTAAAAAGTTGTGAGTTCCATGGCATTTTTAGCATAACAAACTTTGCGCATGTGAGTTAACGTCAATTAATCTAAGAATTTCAATCGTTAATTTAATTTTAATATTAAAGGTTATTCACGTGTTAACAAAAATAAAGTATAAACCAAATCATGTTATAGCTTTTCTGTTGTTGTCGTGTGGGTTGATGTTAACCATGTTTAAAGTTTCAGGAGTATATGTTGGTAATGTTAATGGAGGTACTCCGGTTCTTTTTTATGGTGCTTTAGTAATATTGGTAATTTTAAATTTTTTAATTGCAACCTCATTGTTTTTGAAGTTTTTTTGTGACAAGGGCAGTGTGTTTCTTATCCCTTGCGGTCTCGCTTTTATAGGTGGTGGTATTTTAATTGAAGCCTCTTTGGGGACATATTCAGAAGCGTTGCTACTTCCTGTTGCTGAAAGTATTCAGTATAATGATTTTCTTATCTACCATTTTTTTAGAAATATTTTACTTATACTTATGTTTGCGGTTAGCCTTATTATGTATAAGATTAAGAGGGCGCGTGTTTATAATGGGATTTGGATAAAAATAATTGTTTCAGTGGCGATTGTACTTGCTTTGGTAGTAATCTGCCTGGCATGGCTTTATTCAAGTAACTTTCATCAGTTGAATTTGCGTTTTTTGAACACTGAAACCTATGAGTTATTACCCTCTTGGCAAACGTGGGTTAATAGCATAATGACTGCTTGTTGGATATTATTGTTTTTTGCTTTAATCAAGATTACTCGGTTATCTAACTTTATTTGGGTAATGCTGGGTTTTTACTGCTTATGCTCCGTTTTTAGTGTGCTAACTTTAACCTCAGCAAGTGACATGGGGAATTCAATCTGGTATCAAATTTATCTGGTGGAAGTTTTGAATTGTGTTGTTTGTTTGGTTTTTATTTTTTTGAATGCATGTTGTGTTTATATGGTGTCGCATTCTAATTATAATGAGGCTTATCAGAATTCTGTAAAGGATTATCTTACACAGGTCTATAACAGGCGTTATTTTTTTCAGCAATTGTCGGTGTTACTTCCAAATGTATCTCGTGGGAACCCGCTAACATTAATAGTTTGTGATATTGACTTTTTTAAAAGCATTAATGATAGATACGGGCATCATCAAGGTGATATTGTTATTCAATATATATCGTGGGTTCTACAAGACACTATACGCAAAGATGACTTGGTTGCACGACTGGGAGGAGAAGAGTTTGCCATATTATTACCCGGCCAATCTCAGCAAAATGCTCTGATTATTGCTAATCGCATTAAACACAGGATTGACTATGATTTGCGCGTTAAGAAAAAAGAAGGTGTTAACGAACCTGTCACTGTGAGTATGGGTATCTACTCATTAACAGAAGAAAATTTAAATGAGATTGATTTTGTAGAACGAGCAGATCAAGCCTTGTATCAAGCAAAAAATGATGGGCGAAATTGCATAAGAGTCTGGTCTAAAAACTAGGTGTATTGTTTTGCTGATTGTCTCTTTTTATTGCTACTCAGAACTGCTGGAGCTTCATGTTCTTATAGATAAGTTAAAGGTTTGTTTGTGATTTTTGGATTGATGGTGAGCGTCTATAAAATTAAAAAGAAGCGGGGGGGGATGACATCATCTTACTACCCCCCCCGCTAAAAACTTCATGCACATTCTTATTATTACTGCATCGGTTATTATTCCTGAGTTTTGTTTTATTTAAAGTTAATAGTGTGAATGTGTTTAAGTTTATAAAATATTTGTTTTGTTAAAGCTGTGAAATATTTGTTATTAAAGTGGGTATTTGAAAGAAACAAATAAACGCCGGTTGTACTATTCATGATAAAACGCTGTTTAATTGCCTCTTGCATTGACCGGCGGCATCCTTTCCCCATGAAAAATATAAATTCTCTGCAGGAAATCGCACGCGCGATCCGCAACCTTATCCGCACCGGCATCGTGACCGACGTCGACCACGACGAGGGGCTTTGTCGTGTCCAGACCGGCGGCATGGAAACCACCTGGCTAAACTGGCTGACCTGCCGCGCCGGTCGCTCGCGCGTATGGTGGGCTCCGTCCGTTGGTGAGCAGGTGCTTTTGCTTGCTGTCGGCGGCGAGCTCGATACGGCGTTTGTGCTGCCCGGCATTTTCTCGGATGACCATCCCGCGCCGTCTGCCTCCCCTGATGCGCTTCATGTTTCCTTTCCTGACGGGGCGGTTATTGAGTACGAGCCCGAAAGCGGTGCGCTCACCGTGTCAGGCATCAAAACCGCTGACGTCACCGCGTCGGATTCCATTACGGCCACCGTGCCGCTGGTACTGGTGAAAGCTGAAACCCGCATCACGCTCGATACGCCGGAGGTGGTTTGCACCAACAAGCTGACGACCGGCACGCTCGAAGTGCAGAAAGGCGGGAAAATGAACGGGAACATCGAGCACACCGGCGGGACATTTAAATCAAACGGCGTGCAGGTGGATAACCACGCGCACGGCAACGTACAGAGCGGCGGAAGCTGGACTAAGGGGACGCAATGACGGTGCGTTATCTGGGAATGAACAGCCAGACCGGCCTCA